CTACTAATTTCATGTCGAAGTATACTAAATTATTTATTGTTTTGTGGCAAGAATTGAGTGCCTACATTACCCTTGAATGAATAATTACCATAATGAGTAATACCACTCACTATATCAGCATAAACTTTACCGCCTATTTTCTGCCATAAACGACAAAAAGCATAATCTTCTGACAAATATCTATTTGTATCAGGATCTATCATTGTATCAAAAAAAGCGTAATTCCAACGAGATGTGTCATGGTAATTAAAAGTTTTATCATGTGGAGCACCAATGTGTTGGTCTGGTGTAAACTTTAAATCAGGGTAAGCTAAAGCCATTTTTTTAAATACGTTTCTTTTTATTAACATAAAACCTGTGGCTCCGTCTAATACCTCTATAAATCCTTTTTTTACTTCAATTTTTTTAGGATCAACTACATTTAAATTATATTGCAATGACGCTGCATGAAGTTCGTCTTCTGATATGTCTGGTCTTTCTTTTGCTTTTATTTTTACTTTAGTCCAGTCAATAGTTTTACGAGGATAAACACCAGTCACTACGTCTTCATCTAAATCTAACATTCTAATTACAGTGTTTGGATCAAAAGATATGTCGGCATCTATGAACAAAAGATGAGTATATTGCTCGTCATCCATAAACAATTGCACCAATGTATTTCTAGCTCTTGTAATTAAAGATTCATTACCAATTGTCCCAAACTGTAATTCAACTTTATTTGAAGCTGCGATTGCGGTAAGTTGCATGCAACTCTTAAAATAGTCTGCTGTTATCATCCCACCATAGCAGGGTGTTCCTATAAATAATTTAGTCTGCATCTTTATAAAATATGTTTAATGTAGATCTATTAGAGCTATCACCGAAAGATTGTAAATCTGAATGTGGTATTTTCATGCCATTAAAAAACAAAGCTCTATTTTCTACAAAACCAATGTGTGAGGATAATTGATTATTATGCATAAAACCTGTACCGTTGTTAAGTAAAGGTTCTCCTTTTACAAACAAAAGAAAATTTGCCACATTTCCTTTATCATCATCAGTATGAAACAAAGGCTCATCTTTATTCTGTCTATAATGAGCACTCACGGATAGCGGCTCAAGGTTCCTGTGCGGAAAAAAATATTGTTTAATTAACTTTAACAATGGATCATCGTGAAAACTTTTAGGAAAGGTGTGTCTATGACCATACACTTGACCTTCTGGATTATCTACTTGAGTATAGCTTAAATTCATAAGAGTATTTTGTAATGATTTTAATGTAGCTTCATCCAAAAAATCATCAACATACATAACAAATTTTGTATTTTTATTATGGTGCATAAATATTAAAAGCTAAAGAAATTCGTTTTTTATCTGAGTCAATAACTCTATGAAAAATATTGCCCTCAAAAAATAATAAATCTCCTTTTTTAGGAGTAATTAATGTTTTACTACTACTAGGAAAAGTAGCAAATTCTATGTCTGAGTTTTGTTCGGATATGTATAAAACTCCTGCAACAAAAGCAGGACTATGTTCATGAAATTCTTGATACCCCCATTTATCAATTATGTTTATCCAAGATTCGTTTATTAAAAACGGAATGCTTCTTTTCTGAACTGCCTCAAAATAAATAGCTAATTGTTCGTGTATGGCTTCTCTAACATTTTTAAACTCAATAACATCATGTAATATATTATGACATAAATTATGAGATGTTGCAGAATTACAATTCCATTTTCTACTTTTAAATTTGTCCCCATGTTCTTTTACATATTGATTAATTATATTTAATAATTCAATGTTAACACTTGTCTTTATAACACTTAATTTTTTAAGAATTACTTCTTGCATAACTTACCTCTAAATATTCTATTTTTTTTATCCATCCTTTTGGTATGGCAATAGCGCCACCACCTGACACTTCATCTTTGTCTTTGCTATAAGATCTCATAATAACTATTCTTTCATCATTATTTGTAACCATCCAACCTACTTCTTGACAAATAGCTAAATGAGCACTCAATACGTCTTTTATATCAAGCCAACCTGTTTCTGTATCGCGGGCATCGACCCACGTAACACGGACCATTGGAACTTTGTTAATGTCAATCATTAATAGGTTCTTTTTTCTTTAAATGTAAATTAAAAGACACTGATCTTCTTTCTTCGTTTTGTGTTCTAAATGGATAAACACCATGTGATAACCAGGAAGGAAAAAGATAAATTGCTCCAACTTCAGGGGTCGCTTGATGTTTGTGTCCACTAAAAGTTGCAGCTTGACCACAATGCCAAACTATATCCCCTACACAAGGATAATGATCTTCTCTTGCATACTCTTCTTTTAAACTAGGGGGCACACGTAAATAAATTACACCTGATAATTCTCCTTGATGAATATGAAGAGGATTAAAGTCTCCTGACCATTGGCTCACGGCCCACATAGATTCAATAACCATTGAACCTACAAATGCAGGCGATATAGTATCCATAGCTGGAGGTATAGATATGTATTGTTTAACAATTTGACCTATAGCATCTATTAAAGGTTTAAATTCTTTACCACCTAAATCTTCAGTAGGGTAACGAACTTCTTGTTTAACATTACCCGCTAAATTCATTGAATGATCATATTCTTTTGATAATTTTTTATCATCAAACAACTTTGTTGCTCTATTATCAAGTATTTTAATTAACTGATCTGGTAGTTTACCTTGTAATATAGTTGGACCAAAAGGTCTAATAGCATGAAAATCTACTTTAGTTGACATGGTTTCCTTTCTACTTGCAAATATATATTGTCATATAGCAATATTTTGCCTATAAATATAGTATTAATTAGGCTTATCTGTTCAAGGCCAGCCTCCTTGCCTTTTGTTAACAATATCATGAATTGCATAGGAGTACATGTTTAAGAATTTTTTTAGAAAAGTAAGGGCAACCTTAAAAAACAGCGGAGAAGCAATTGCTGGAATAGCAGGTGTAGCGGCAGGACTTCCTATGTTTGATAAGTTCAACCCGATAACGCAACTAGCTATAAAATATTTACCAAATTTACTAACATCTCAATATCAAGACGATCCACTTAAAGCTATGTTAGGTAATCAAGCTATTACAACTGCGGCAACTGCAGGTACTAATTTTCTTAGACCTAATGTAGATCCAAGTTCTGTAATTAACCAAGGAACAAAAGCAAGTAGTTTTGATCAAAATAATCAACTTGCTAACGTATTAAATGAAGCTGATCCTGCTTACGGAAAGTCTATACGAAATATTCAAGAAATGAATAAGCTAACTAAAGATAAATCTGGTTTTGGATTAACTGATTTTTTTACAGGTTTATATGATGATGAAGGATTGACAGGTAAAGGTAAGTTAATCGGTTCATTAGCCTCGACCCTCGGACCAGGGCTTGCTACTTATTTAGCATTAATTGGTGAAGACAATCCAGAAACAATGGATCCAAAAGAATACAGAAGTGCTGTAGATGATTATTACTCAGCAAAAGCTAGAGGAGAAAATCCTAACCCTGCTGATTATGGTTTAGCACCTACGCCAGCAGAAGACATGGTAGGAGATTTACGATACGAAGGTGGTGAAGATTATACTGATGTCGCTCCTTCACGTTATGGTTTAGCTTCAGGAGGTATTCCAGGTTTAAGTGATGGCACTCTTCCTTTTGAATTAGATCCTAGAGAAGAATTAATGTCAGTTCTTAACGTAAGAAACAGAGCAACTGAGTCTAGAATGCCTGTTGGTTTATCTGCTATGCCTTTAGACCAAATGTCAGAAGAAGTATTAACTGCTAAAACAGGCGGTGTTGTAGGTTTAGCTTTAGGTGGATTAGAAAAAAGAGGAATGGTTTATGGACCAGGCGGTCCAAAAGATGATAAAATTCCAGCGATGTTAAGTAATGGTGAATTTGTAATGACAGCAGAGGCTGTTGACAATGCAGGAGGGCCTGCAGCGATGTATAATTTAATGAATAGATTAGATCCTGACTCTTCGAAAGGACCGATAGTATAATGGTAGACGCAGCATCAACAAATATACAAAGAGAAGCACCTTTTTTAGAGGATTATAGAAGACGTTTAATGGATTCTGTCTTTGCGGCGACAGATAAAGCTATTGTACCGCAAGAAAGAGCAATTGCAGATTACGATGCTTTTCAACAAGCAGGTTTTGGTGAAGCGGCTAGTCAATTAGGTTACACTTTTGATCCCGCAACAGGAGGTCTAACAAAAACAGGTTCGGCTATGTATGAACCTTATATTGGTGCAGGTTTAGCAGGAATGCAAGCTGGTCAACAGACCGCGGCTCAAGGCATACCAGCGTTACAACAAGCACAACAACAATACGATCCTACCACAAGTAATTATCAACAGTTTTATGATCAATATCAAGCTGATGTTACTAAAGAAGCTCTTAAACAAATGGACCAAGAAGCTGCAAAAGCGCAAAGTAATTTAGCAGCGCAAGCGCAACAAGCAGGCGCTTTTGGTGGATCAAGATTTGGTGTACAAGAAGCAGAACTTTCTAAAAATTTACAAGACATAAAATCACAAAGAATATTTCAAGATTTATCACAAAATTTTCAACAAGCACAAGGCAAAGCAATGCAAACGTTTGAACAAGCACAAGCAAGAAATCTTGGTGTAGGACAAGCGTTAGGTCAAATGGGTGGTTTGCAAGCTCAATTAGGACAAGGTATTGCTGGATTAGGACAACAAGCATTTGGATTAGGACAAGCTGGTGTAAGTGGTCTAGGAGCAATAGGAGGTCAACGACAAACATACGATCAAGGAAAAGCTGATGAGATATTAAGATTAACTACAGCTAGACAACAAGAGCCTATGCAACGATTAGGATTTATCGGAGATCTTCTTTCAAGAACTCCTACAGTACAACAAGGATACCAACAACAACCTATTCCTTATACAAATCCACTACTAGGTGCGATAGGTGCAGGTATAAGTGGTCTAGGAACATTTGGATCAATATTCGGGTCAGGAAGCTAATATGGCAACATATACTGATCCAAATTTAGAAGAAGATATATTTGATACAAGTGTTGAAGACAACCGTGTAGTAACAGGCGACATTAATAGAATGCCAACTACACTTCCAGGTAATATACTTAAATTACCACCTAAGCCTGAACCAGTAGCTGATTTAGATCTTACAGAAGCAATGTTAAATCTGGAAGGGTACGCAACTATGTTTACCCAAGCTCCTAAAACAGAAGCAGAACTTGCAGCTATGTTTCCTGAAACAAGTTATAAAAGTGATAAGTATTTAGCTTTAGCAAAAGCAGGACTTGCTTTAATGCAACCAACAATAGGAGGTAGAATTGCACCTTCTATAGCTAATGCAGGAACATCACTATTAAATGATGTAAGTGCTATTTCAGCAGCAGAGAGATCAGCAAAAGCAAAGGCACAAGCAGGTAAAATATCTTACAAACAACAAGAAGCTGCAAATTTTTTACAAGCAAAAGCTCAAGCGTTTGGCATAAACCAAGCATTACTTACAAAAGAATTAGTAACAAATCATGAACAAAAAATGAAAGCAAATGCTGCTTCATGGGAAGCTTACAACAAGATGGCTAACACCAATATGACCGAAGCTATGAAATTTGGTATGAAAAAATTTGAATCAAAACCTGTAAAAATTCGTGGCATGCACAATGGTGTAATGAAAGACATGGCTGGTTTTATGGTTAATGATCAATATTATGTACCAACTACAAAAAAAGATCCAGAAACTGGTGACTTTATTTATGAATTAGTTTCTGATCCAACAAGCATAGAAATTATATCTTCAACGACGCAAGCTGTTGATGATGTTACAAAAAACATGACTCAGTATAATGAAATTTATTCTGACTATAATAATATAGCTAAAAATATTTATTCATTAAGACAGATTATGCGTTCTGTTGATCCTGGTGAAGGTGGTGATCCAACTCGTGTTGCAATAACTGGTTATATTAGAAAACAAGTTCAAAAATATGGACAGATTATGAGTGACTTTTCTAAAGACTTTTTTAGTGATGAATACATAGATCCACTTACAGGAGATAGAAAAGGTGGAAAAGGAAAAACAGTTTGGTTATCTGATTTAAGTGACATTATCGCTATGGATGACACTGGTGCTATAACTAATGAACAAAAAGAAAACTTTAAAATGATTAACAATCTGCTTAGTAGTATTGAAGCAGATGGACTAGGTTTAATTGATAGAGCTAGAAATGAAGATTTAAGTTTACACTTTGAAGGTGATACAGAAGCGGAAAGACAAGCAAATAAAAATGCTATTTTCTCTAGATTAAATACCTGAAAACGAAGCTAGAGCACAAGCAATTATATATGCATTAGCAAGAGCGCGTAAATCATCAGGACGATTAAACTTAGATGATATTGAACGTGCAGCAGAAACATTAAACATTTACAATGATTCTTCACAAGCAATTCTAACTAAACTTAAAGTTGTTGAAGAAGAATTAATCGCGGCTCACCAAACACAAGCAGACTTACTTAAAAGAAACTTTCCAAAAGACGCAGCTCAGTTGGCAAAAGAAAGAGGAGGTAGTCTTAGTTATGTTGTTGACGGTGTGTTTGTTGGTGATAATTATTATAATAGTTTGTTTGGATATGCTAACACTCCTATTAAACAAACATTTACAGTAATTCCACAAGATGGAGGCGGTTTTAAATATGTACCGATTAATCAATAATGCAATATAAAATAGTAGGTTCAAAATACGGAATAGCAGCAGGTGATTTTGTTATAGATGTACCTGAAGTTGTTGATGGTATTCCTTTATACGGACAAGACGGAAAAGACAACTTTCCAAGAAATGAAGCTGAATCAATGATGCTACAAGAAATTATAGCAGGATTTCAAACTCA